ACGTTGAATGTTGATCACATAAATCTGATCACTATTGTAGTTGCCGCTAAACGTGAACTGCGTATCTTCCGGATTCAACAGAAGGTTGCGATACTGCTGATACGTGGCTCGCGTCGATAGCGTTGCCTGATCCTCAACCTGAAGCGTGGTATTACCGCCGCCCGTGCGATGACCATACGCCACCGCAAACTGAACTTCTGCGGTCGAATCGGTCTGAGGATTCTTGTTGTAGATGTTTGTGTAATACTGTCCAGAGAGCGATTGGCTCTGTGCGCTGGACGTGAAGAATGACTGAAGACTGCCTGTGTCGCCGCTCCACAATCCGATAGTGACTTCGGTTGGATTTGCGCGTACAATATCGTCTTCTTCAAATCGCTTAAAGGTACTCATCTATGATTCCTCTTGGCTTAGACCGTTGGACGTGGCTTGATGATGACCGGAAGGGTAATCACGGCACCCGTCTGGTTACCAATGATCGTGAGTTGTGTCGTCAACTGCGACGGCACATCCTTCGGCGTAAGCGTGAACTCAAGACCGCGAGCCACGACGGCATTAGCAGACTGCGAATCTCCAACGAATGCAGGAGCCGTAGCCGCTGCATTAACAGGAAGACCCGTTCCAACCAAGACTGCCGCATCGGAATCCGAAAGTACGGCGGTGTATCCAAAGCCGGGACCGTTTAGACCCTGCGATGTCGTCGGACGAAGCGGGAAGGCATTTGCCTGTCCAGCCGTGAGAATGATGGAATCGAACCCAAGCGCAATGATTGGGATTTCCTTGGTTCCACGGGGGAGCGTGACCAGCTTGTAACGCATAACCTGCGTTTCGTCAGGGGATGCTTCTACAAGTGGTAGGTTTTCAATAATCGACCCGTAGAAATTGGTGCCGAGCGGATGCGAAGTTGTCCAGAGGGTATAGTCAACCTCATCATCAGCGACCGCAAATTGCGTGATGTTGAAGCCGCTTCCCTTGGCAAGTAGTTCACGGCCCTTCTTTGTCAGAATTGCATCAACCGTGATGGTGTTGTTGTTCATGTACCCCATTTACAATCTCCGTGAGTGATTCACTGCTATAAGTAGTAGACCTTCGGTGTTATTGAACGTCTAGGATTGGACCGACCTGATTGTTCTGTGGCTGGACCGGTTCGCCCGGATTCGATACCACCAAGCGATCCCCCGCCGTGAACGTCGTTTCAACGGCTGGCTTGCCGTCTGTGGTGGACGTATCTGTCTGGATACATCCGTACCAACGAGGGTTCAAAATGCCACGACGCATGTCACGGGCGTTTCGATAATGCTGTGGCTGGTATCCAATAGGATTCTCGTACAGGCTTCCACTTGGAGCCACCGAGACTGACCCACTGTACAGAATGACTTCCTTGAGCACACGGCTTTCAACCGGCACATACTTCATCGCCTTCCAGTGTGCCGTGTCCAAGAACGGCGGAACATAGCTGATGAACTGATCATCAGTTGCCACGCAAACAAATTCTAGATCATTTCCGTTGGTAGCGTCTCCGACTTCTCCCGTCTGTAGAACGAAATCATTTCGGCTATACGCTGTACCTGTCGTCCATGTGCCTCGATCCCGCAAGACACTCTGGTTCACTCGCACATAATCGATTCCCGGAACCGACCAGAGTCCATTCGGATCGGTGAAGTACGAATATGCAGCAAGGTCGTCAAAGTCGCTAACCGGATTGACAACAGTTGGGAAGAAGTTTTCCACCGGAAGCGTTGCGTCGGCCTTCTTCTTCGAGTCTTCGAGTAGCTGACCGAAATCAATACTGCTTGGCGAACGGTATGCTGCCAACAAGCGAGACAATTCTGCCTTCTGCAACTCAGAAAGCTCCAATACGGACGACACGCCATATCGGGAAAGCAGGTCTTGTGTGAAGTTAACTAGATTGGTCTGTTCATCAAACGTTGCATAATCCGCAAAGATGATGTCTTCATCAACAAGAATTGCATCTCCTTCATACGTCGGATTGTCGGCTGACACTTCGAGAATATCAGACTGAACAAGGGTGCCTTCGTATTGTGGATTTTCAGCAAACGCATCATAGATATCATCCATGATGAAGTTCGCGTTCAAATCGTCAACTTCTCCACCAAAGACAATGAATCCGTCTCGCTCAATAGGAGTCGCTTCGAGGTTTTGCGTATCCGATGTGTCTCGCGTCAAACGTCCTGCGGTCACGTTCATCGGACGATTCTTCAGCTTGTTGCGCTCAAGAATATGTGGTTCGTGAACAATTCCCCCAAGCAGCTTTGCTCGAACTGGAATAAGCTGACGGGCTTGCTTGAACATCGGACCAAGCAAATCACGTACAAAGTCTACAAAGCTGTTGATGTTATAGTTGTACGCATAGCTGTCCCAATACAACTGATTCAGTTGTTCAAGAATCGTGTAATTGGTATTGAACTGATCTGCTGGATCACCAAGAAGGTCTTGTAGATCAATGGTGCCCAACGAACGAATGATGTTGTCGTTGATTGCATCCGTGACGCTGAAGAAGAATCCAACAATGTTCGTCGGACGATTTCCGTTGTCAATCTTCTGCGACACGGGTACCATGCTCTTCTTCGGACTCAACACCGGAATTCCTGTGTCTCCGAACGTCAACGGTTGTGCATCATCAACGATGATCACTTTGTTTGTTGAGAACTGACTTGCTCCCGCGTTTGGTGCGTAACGAAGCACTTCGCGAGTGATGACTTCCATGCTGTTTGGGTATTGCGGCTGGTTCGGGAATCCGACTGCCGTAAATGCCTTCAACGGGTTCGACGGAAGTAGCTGACGAGCATATGGCGACTCGTTTGGAATAGACGACGACACACCCAAGTTCTGAGGCTCGTTGAACGAGAGACGAACCCACAGGGCATCTCTTGTCGAGGTCGTAGTATTACCGTTGTACAATCCCGGATAGCGAACTTGTTCGTCAAACGTTTCGTCGCTGGTTACTTCACCCCATACTCGGAACTCGTCGATGTATCCAACAAAGGCCGGTCCATAGAACGAACCTGATCCTCCAAGATTCATAAACGCCGACGATGACAAATCAAGAGACGCGGACGGAATCGTCGTCTCGAAGTTGTCAACGATGTCTTCTCCTTCGGCTCGCTTGACATAGAAGCTAATGTTGGACGGGTTCTTACGGACCATGACCGAGAAGAACTCACCGCTAAACACTTCAAAGTACGAGCTTGAGGCTACTGTGACGTTCGATGCATTACGCAACTCGACACGACCAAACGATCCCGTGAGCGGCTGAAGTGCAATTGCCCATGTCGAACCATTGAACAAAACACTGCCCGTGGTCGAAGTGGTAGCAAATCGAAGCTGTGTCGTCAGATTATCGAGTGACGACGTTGCCCACGGAATGCGAATGTATGCCGGAAGTACCAAATCGAGTGCATTCGTCTGCTCTTCGAAGATTTCGAAGTTCGGAATGTTTCCATCCGTACCCGGAGTTGCACTTTCTCGAATTTCAAGCGTGGTCGGAAGAATACCATAGGTGTTTGCCAATGCTCGCAACGACGCCTTGGTTCCCTTGGTCTTCATCGTGTAAATCTGATTGTGCAAGAATCTCTTCCACGTCTCAGCCGCTACCTGACGGTATACCTTTGGAGACACGGTGCCGACTTCGCCAATTGTGTAGTCAACGAGACTCTTCACGGCATACTGATTTGGAAGCTCGATGCCAACGCTCTCAGCCAAATTCCACACAAGGTCCGGAGCCATCCCTTCAGCCGGATCACTCTGACGGTCATAGATGACATCCATCGCGTCGATGTACGTCTTCAATTCGTCGAAATGATGACCGACCAAATTCAAGAACGTCAGGAACTCTTGAGACTGATCATCGTTCTTGAGATATTGAGGAATAGTGTTGATCAGAGCATTTTGATTGAACTGATCGTATGCTGTCGCGATTTCTAGCTGACGTTCGAGCCATGCAGATGCCGATGCGACCGGAGCGACTACACCACCAATCTTTGGCCATGTAGCATCTTCGTGGAAGTAGATTTCATCTTCTCGATCATTCGTAACCAGCGACGACGAGTACGCACTACCGGACTGATAGTACAGGAATCGCTCATACGGATCAAAGCTTCGAACCAAATCCAGTCGTTCATCTGCGAGCTTCTTAACCGATAGATACGGGAGCGATCCAGTAATGAATGCCGATCCAGTACCCGCCAGCGACGAACTGTTCAATGCAATGATCTTATCGAGATTTTCAATCGTCTTGAGCTTATTGACAAATGCGGTCAGCTTGTTTGCCGCCGATCCGAAGAACACAAAGTTTCGATAGTCGTTGTACTTGATGTTCAACTCGGTTTGGTTGACATCATAGGAGAACCACTCTTCGAGAACCGGATCAGACGGACGCACCAAATCAAACGATCCCGACGATAGGAGAGTTCGAAGGTTTTGATTGTCGATGTTGGAGCCGTTACGACCCGTAATCTTTACATCGCGGTTTGGTGGACGCAAATACAGCTTTGGTGGCTCAACAACGGCATAATCGGCAAAGATGCGATCAATGACGGTCGGAGCCAATTCGCGAGAAATCCACACTTCATCTTGAACGGCAACTTCGGGAGGCAGCGGACGATAGAGCTTCGCCAAAATGGTTGCATTACGCTTATCACGCGGATCATACATCCAATTGGTCATGATTGTCTGGTAATCATTACCGAAGTTCAGTACGGTCTTCATGACTCGCTCTTCATCAAAGAACGAATCGACCTTACCAGACAACAAATCCTTCATGATGTTCTGGAATGCCTGACGAAGACGTACTGGAACCGGAACAATACGCAGCGAAGTCTGACGAGTCTTGAACCCCGGAACCGGGAATGGCGGAACGGCTGGACGAACGGTGAAATTGATAACGAACTGAGAACGTGCCTCATAATCACGTTCAGTCGTTACCTCAATTACCGTTGGTCCCGGCTGCGGGACTTGTGGCGGCGGGGCCGGTGGAGTTGGTGTAGGAGCCGGTGGAAGAGCAATCGGCGGCTGTGGAAGCGGCGTATACACCGGAGCCGGTGGTGGAGGCGGGGCAGGGGGAAGTGATCGAAGAACAGTTCCGCTTTGCCCTGCAACTTCTTCTGGTCCACCAGTCAATTCACCGGTTTGATATCGACGAATAGACTCTTGAGCACCGGGTTGATTCGGATTGATAAAAATGAATCCACCAGACGAAGTGCGAACCGCAATTGCCTCGTCTGGCACATTATTAGCTCTTCTGCTTGCCTCAATGTCTGCGTCTGTGTATGCCATGTTATGCGGTTAGTGGCGGTAGCTCTCTTCGAACAAATACCGGTCCCGTGACGTTCTGTGGACGTACTGTAATAGATATCTTGTCAGCCCGAAATAGGTCCGTAAGAGCCACTGCCTGTCGCTTCGCTTCCATCAAATCCGCCTTGACACGCAATCCAACTTTCAGGTCTGCACCGACAATGAATGTCGTACTCGAATCCGTCATCAAGTAAATCGGCAAGTCAACTTCGACCAGCAAATTCGTGTTCGTTGTATTGTTACGAATGACCAATACCGCTTCAACAAATGATTTCGCCGGATCAAAGGGCAAGCCTACTTCATACAACACATCGGCAGCAGGAAGTGACGTACCAACCGTAAACATTTCGTCTACCGATGTTGCACGGAATGTTCCAGCCGGATCAGGATTGCCGCGCACCAATACGACCGTAGGCACCAACGGCGTCATTCCGGTCGGCGGATTTGCAATCGACGTGACGCGAACCGGAGGAATAACTAGCGGTGGCTGTGGCTGTGGTGGAGGCGGTGCCGGAAACGGTGGCGGCGGAAGCACCGGAGGCGTCGGAATAGGTTCCGTTGGTGTAATCGTAACTGGCGGATCAACGCGAGGAATTTCTTCTTCGAACAACGGAATGTCTTCCACTTCTTCTTGTGGAGGCGAATATGCCTGATATCCAAAAGAATCAACCAAATTGTATCGATTGTAGAACTCGTCTCGATTGGTCTGATTGTTTAGAATCGCCTGACGAATTTCTTCATCCGGTGCATTCTTATCCAGTGCAAGTCGCTGAATGTAACCCGTACCATTGTCGATAAACACAAACTTGAGGTCATCCACATTGGCGAAGTTTGTTCCACCGGCAACAACGTTGTTACCCTGCCCTCGTTGATAGAGCAGGGTACTACGTTCTTGGTCTGTAAGGGGACGAATTACAATATCAGGAACAGTCATAGATTAGATCGCTTGAATTAGATCAGAGGATGGTGTAAACGTGTCCATATCGGTAAAGTCTACTGAACCTCCCCCGCCTACCCCGGCTTGCAGAACTGGCGTCGGAGCAGGTACAGGAAGTGCGGTGTCGGGCGGCTGAATTTCCTCTACCGGAATGTTTGGTGCTGTGCCGCGACCGAAACCAGACAGAACGAATGGATCGTCAGGGCTATACCATGTTCCGCCAAACGGGTCTTGGACCCAACCAGCGGGTGGCGTACCGTACTTGAGGCCACCTTCATAACCAGACACCCATACACCAGTCGGTGCCGATTCTTGCTTCAATACCGGAGTGTTTGGCGTGACAGGAATCCACTCAATCTGCGGGGTCGGTTCTGGATTACGACCGAAGCCAGAGAGAACGAATGGATCATCTGGACGATACCAGCATCCACCGTAAGGATCGAGTACCCAACCAGCGGGTGGCTGACCGTAACGGATACCGCCTTCGTATCCCGACACCCAAATACCTTGCGGTTCGGTTGGTGTGACGCGAGGCGGCGGCGGTGGTGGAAGAACGGGTGTGAAAGGAGTTTGCGGCACGGTGACGATAAGTGGAGGTGGAATATACGAAGGTGGTTCGTATGTAGGAATTTGTGTTGGTACTGTTGGTGGCGGCAGCGGAATGTACTGCGGGGGAACTGGTGCAGTAAAGACCGGTGGCGGCGGAAGTACCGGAGGCAATGCCGGTGGTGGCGTCGGAGGAAGTCGATATTCCGGAGCCACAATAATGACCTTAGACGTAAAGCGAATCGGAAGTGTGATTCGAGACACGCCTTCAGGATACTTGTTCATCTGTACTACGTCAAACGTAATGTTGACTTCTCTGGTGCTATTACGTTCGAGTAGAAATGATCGTGGTGAAGGTACAATGCCTTCCACTTCCGCAATTTCCAACCAAACATCGTACTGATCAGAGACGTTTCGAACGATGAACGTTTCAGTAGCAATGGATTCCATGCTATCCTTCACATAGAATCGATCTGTGGAAAGCTGCGAAAACTGAATGATGTCTTCAAGGCGCAATGCCGCTGGTCGCTGTGGGAGCGGTGGCAGCGGAGCCGGTGTTGGTGGTGGCAGCGGAGTTGGAGGCGGCTGCACCGGAGGATTTTGAATGACTCCGGTATTTTGCACCAACTGATAATTGACTACCGCTGTTCCGGGACCACGATCATTGTAGTAAATGACCTCAATGCTCACACGTCCTGCGGCAATCTGCACTTCACCAGTAAACGGTGTTGGCGGCTGATCACGGAACTGTTCGACGACCGTGGTACCGTTGACACGAATCAACATACCGTCGTCAGTAGACCCGTTAAACTTCAGTGTACCGGCTGCAAAGTTATCCGTTCGACTCCAACGCACCGTCATTGGAGGAGCCAACGTCGACACATCTCCCACATATTCAATATTTGGGATGTTTCGTGCGGAGATTGGAACTGTTGACAGGATTTGGCTAAGACGACTTAGCGATGGCGTCCCATTAACAGATGGTGACCCAACGAATCGTTCTTCATACCACAGTCCCGAAACCGGTGGCTCAACAGGCTGCGGTTGTGGTTGTGGCTCTGGTTCCGGCTCGTATTCAATCGGAATATCTGGTGGAGGACGATCCACGATTTCGATGACCGGCGTTCCTGTACGAATGTTGTTGTATGCCACATAATCGGCAGGAGCGGGCACAAGAGAAACGCGAGAAATTGCCTTACCATCAGGAGCGGTAATCGAAACATTCGTCGATCCGTCTGCTCCCCACGGGTTATACAGTTGGATAACCGGAACGCGGGCAATTTCATTTCCATCCGCATCATATGCAATGACATAGTTTCCCGGATACGACGGTCCTACGACATCAACTGAGAACTCCTTAACGGGTTCTGCAAAGTTGACCATCACTGGCTTAGAAATGCCTGAGCCTTCGTTCGACTGAATTTGTGCCGGTTGACCAGATGGACCCGATCCTACTGGAATAGCAGGAGAAATGGTTACTGGTACGCCACCGACTGTCGTGTTTACCGTATTGCTCATTTAGGACTCAAATCAACTGAATAAGGTGTGGGATTTGCCCTGACTCTTGCATCTGTTTGATGACCAAATCGAACGCATCCATGATGTATCGCTCGATTTCAATTTGCTGCACGTTGTAATTTTTCACGTCTTCGGCCAGTAATCGAATGGTTTGGGCATACGTTCGAGTCAACAAGTCGTCAACAATCTGTGTGTACAGTTGGTACAACCCGCCATTCTCTAGACGCTGTACTGTACCGGTGATTAATCCGTTTAGCTGCCCGTCGAGCTTGTTGATTTCGATTCGCTCTTGGAACGTTGCATCAAGTGACTGACCGAAAAATTGATCGATGAGTCCTTTTGCAAACTGCTTTGGAACCGAAGGAGCAACGAACTCATAAATATCACGAATCACTTCCGCCGTAGGTTCAACGGGATACAACTGTACTTCCGTTCGATCCGCCGAGATGTCAGAAATGTACAGCTTGTATCCCGCTTCCGATCCGACCTCATCACGGAAGAAGTTTGCCACCATTGCATATCGCCCCGGAGCCAAACCAATCTTCTGTGTAATGCGAGTCATGTCCAGATTCAACAACTCATATGGACCGCTAGTATCAATTAGCGTTGTTAGCGTCAGTGCTTGGTCGGTAGGACCAAGATTCAAGTGACCTGCAAACGTGCCATTCGGGTTGTACACCCACAACTCAACAATATCTCGATCCGTTGTACCAAAGATGATCTGACGGTTTTCATTGCGAATCAGCTTCAGGTCTTTTGCGCTCATTCGGAGCAGACGCTGAAGCGGAGTCGTTGTCAGTCTATCAGGAAAGTTTAGTTGATTAGGCATTCGTTATCTTGGAAGTAGCTGCTTAATGGTACGATCAATATGACGAGTATAGTCGGCACGATTGAGCGCAGACGTATACATAGACACCGGATAGAACTGCGAACCCGTAGCAGAGAGATTTACCGACACAAACTGTGCGAAGTCTCGATTGACCGTAGGGAAATCCTGAACCTGACGGATAAGCGACTCGGGAATGAATCGCTCATCCGTGTTGAATCGAATCGGGTCATCAAGATACGCCTGTGTATAGATTTGCTTAGGCTTTCGAAAGCTGGCAATTTCTTCGAGCGATGCAAGCTGTGCCATTAGAGCGTTACCGTAAAGGTGTAATTGTTATCGATCACTTCTACACGACCATCATCAAATTGAACCTTGACGCGCAAGCGATAGTAGCGAAGCGGATACATTCCTTCCACTCGGAACTTGCAATAGCTTCCTCGACTATCACATGAAATCTTCGAGAAGGCATCAAACGGAATGACTTCGAGATTGGTCTGCTCGTCTACAATGCTGAAGAACGAGTTTTCCGGAAGATATGCTTGACCGTCATACAACGATGCAGTTGTTGCAAATGTCTTAAGCGGGTACTTCGGACGAGCATTGAAGTACACTGTTGCCACTTCGCCCACCTTGTAGCTTGGCTTTAGGGAGCGAGGCTGCACATGAATTTCCAATGCCGTCAATGGGGTGAGCGATCCGGTAGACAAGACCTGATCGTTCCACTTAGCCACCAACATCGGCTTGTAGATCGTGTGCGTATCCTTCGAGAAGAACTTGATATTCGTCTTGATGTTGTTTTCTAGCTCATCAGCTTCCGTCAGTGCAATTACCAACGATGGCGTGATAGACGCACTGATTGCCTGACGAACGAGCGACGTGACATCAACCGAAAAGTCCTTGTTATCCGGGGTTGGCTCATACGAACTTGATACGCTCGCTGCCCCATTGGGAATGCTTCCGGTGATAGCCCACAACGATCCACTGTTGGCGTCCGTCCACGTTGCACCCGATACACTCTGAATGCGATCCTGATAGAAGTAGCCGTCCCCTTCTTCCCATGACTGCGACTGTGGCACCACGCGAATGAACTGATTGCGGTTGCCTTTTTGAGCATTTGCCGTAAACAGCTTTAGCTCATACAACGCATCAGCAGGAATTCCAGAAGGCAACACAAAATCCAAAATCGAACGAATGCGATATGCACCCGTTTCTGACTTACCAAGTTCGAGAATTTCATCGAGTCCGGTATTACGGTTTGGCAACTCTTCGTAAATCGAAGCGTCTTTTAGTGGGAAGATGAACTGTCTCATTGTGCGGCTGACCCCACGATATCGGTTTCAGGATAGCGTAACTCGAAAATGCACGGGTCAAGAGACGGATAGATAACGCCATCTTGAGTTGCCGCAGGAATGTCATAGTAGTAATCGTTGTAATCGGCTACATCTCGGAAACGATACTTGTTGACCACTTCACAATTCACTACACTCTGCACTCCATCGACCGTTGCCAACTCGGTAATCAAGTCGGTCAAGATGATTGGCTGATTGATTTGCCAACGATCAATGTCAAAGAAGTTCTTGATAGCATCGATGCAGCGCACCAACACTTCGTTCATGTTGTAGTTCTTGAAGACAACGATCTTGAAGTTGACACCAATATTCACCGGGAACGCATCAAGAATACGCAGTTCGTCCGTGAGGATACGATACTGGTCCAGATACGTTTGGAGATTCTTCTTCACCTGTGCATTGAGCTTTGCCAGCTTCTTGTTTCGATCATAGCCAAGCACATAGATGTTGACGATATTTCGACCGGCATCATCGACAACGAACGTACCATCTACGGGAACGCTCTCCGTGTTTGCCAACAATAGCTGATTGATCTGTGTGTCCTGTGCGACAAATGCCTTCGCCGCTGCTCCGAACTTTGGCGGCATCGCATAGATACGAGCCATGTAATCGTGAAGATTGACCAAACGATTCTGAGCATTGAAGAACGCCAACGCATTCTGACGAACCTCTTCAATCGAGTCAGCGTCCTTTCCACCCGTAGCCGGATCAGGATTGTTGACTGCCAACGATGCTACAATGTCTTCGAATAGATCAGCTTCCGCAGGGGAAAACACGTTACGATCATTCAATACCGATACCGTGCGAATCTGATTGATGGTGTTCGATGGAAGATTGCTCTCTACTCCACCACCCACCACGTACTGAATCGTCATGTCGATGTTGCCGGGAGCCAATCCATACGAGCGTGACGACAAGAAATCAGACGGGTCGAGCGAGGTATTTGCCAGATTTGTCTGATACTCATCATTCGAAATCTTCTTTGGTTCAAGATTGATCGACGAGTCTGAGTCATCGAGGATACCCGACCCAAACTGCAATTCAAGCTGATAGTTTTCGTTGTATCGGGTGACAAATCGACGTGGAGTGCGCTTGACGCGAATCGTATAGTTCGGCGGAATGCTTTGACCCGACGCCACCAACAAATTCGTGTTCTCGCGAGCTTCCAGAATCAAGTCTTGTGCGAGATAGTCTACTTCAGACCATGTGAAGTTGCTGCTATCCTTAACCGACAAGACTTCCAACACATTCGTTTCTGGCAACAGCACTCGATTGAAACGTTGTGGATCACCGAACGAGACATCATACGTGGTGATGGTACCCGCAACAATCTTTGCTGCCTTACGAATCAAGTACGTAATCGGCTGATTCTGCGCGTTGACCGCATACACCGTAATCTCGCGATCTTGTGGATCAGCAAAGTTGATTTCGGTCTGTGTACGGAAGTTGAAGTTTGGAAAATCGTCAGACGATACGACGCAGTTTGGTGCTACGCGCAAGAAGAAACGAGAGTCAGGCTCGTAATTACGATCTGCTCCTGCGGCGGGGCACAACTGATAGAAGTTTGCCGTGGTGTATGATGCGGTCGCTGGCTTTGGCTTGTATCCAAGTGCCTGAGCGATAGCGATGATGTTGTCTTGCTCTTCCGCGTATTGAATGAGGTTTTCACGGAATTGCGTGTCGATATAGTATCCCAACACGTCACCGACATACGACGCCATTTCGATGAACATCATACCCGGAGATGCTTCGTTGAAGTCCGTGTATGATGTTGGGAAATAGACCTTCGCGTAGTCGATCAAGCTCTGACGCCACTGAGTGAACGTCTTATTCAGATACTTGATTTCGCGTGTAGTCGGGACAAAAGAGCGATCAATTTTTCTCATTTAGAAGACCAAGGTAATGCTATCGAGGATGTTTTTGTCCGTGGATAGTGAGAAGGTGATACGAACATACACACGGTTGAACGGTTCGTCACGCTCAACTTCAACGTTATCTACTTGCAAGAATGGCATCCACTGTGCCACTGCCGACTCAATTGCCCCTTGAACATTTGACAATCCATCATCCGTCATCGGTTCAAAGACAATTGCATGAAGGTCCGATCCAAACTCTGGCTGGAACGGACGCTCTCCTTTCTGCGTCAACAACAGATTGGTCAGATTGGAGCGTAGCTGAACGAGGATATCCTGAGTTGCCTCAAAATATCCTCCAACACTTCGTCGCAGTGGTAGTGTGATACCAATGTTATTGGCCATTCTTCTTGCGATCCCAAGCCTTTACCAATCCCGAGTAATCGCGATTGAATGCGTCATGTAGTTCTTTTGGAATACTGCGTGGATCGACCGGGACAGGAGTGCCATTTTCTGTCATCGCCATATCAACAGAAACGCCACCGCGACCAGCACCCGGACGCATATCACCGTATCCTAGCATGTCAGCCATACGAGACGTGTCCAAGATACCGCCACCCATCGTTGGCCACTCTTCTGCGAGAGCACCTTCCGTAATTGCTCGACGCTTGTAAGCATTTCCCGTTGGGGCAATCGGTCCTGACAAATCGATGACTGCTTCTGAAATGATGCCGCTCAACGCTTGCTTCACCGCTTCCGGTAGCAATCGACGAACTTCTTTTTCAACCAGTGCTTCAATGAGCCTCTTTACCTGCTCGTTCTTAGCCATTAGCTAACTCCTATCATGCGGATACTCTTGGTGGTCGTTGTAGCCCGGATGGGGCATTTTGTCCTGCGTATACATACCGACTGTTGAAAGACGCACCCGCACCACGAATCACGTCTTGCTTCAGTTGAGTAAGTGCTTGTACAACCGGAGCCGTCAATGCACCCGGACCCATCGGTGTAATGACATGCTGTGCAGCATTGAGTAAGTGAGCATCAATGAAGCGGGTCAAAAACGCCGCAAGCAACTGCCCAAGAGGAACCGGTTGACTTCTATCGCTTTGCATCCCGAGAAACACTTGGGGTGCAGTAAGGGAAATTCGAGTGACCGCCGAGAGTTCGTAGACATTTCCAATATTCACGGTCGAATTATTGAAAACTCTCTGGCGATGGTTTCTCCCAACATAGGTGAACAAGTCTCGTTGAACATCCGAGAATTCGTCTCGATTGACCCAACTTCGCTTGTCTCGGCCAATGTCGGTCGTATAGTCTCGATTCGTGGTCCAATGAACGCCAAGATGGGAATGTCCCATGATTTTGTCTGTCTTGGTGTTCACCACGAACCGATCCGTATTGATAACTATCTGGTTGCCCTCAAGTTTCTTCGGAAAGTCATCAATGGATTTGGTATGCCACGGCTTGTCCAAGGTGGAGTACTTCAACCCGACAAACTGGTCCGTGACCATGTAAATCGAGGAAAAGTCCTTGTTGATGTCTTCGGTCACCAAGCCGAACTCATTGAAGATGTTCGGGACCGCTTCCGGGTCTTGTCCGACACGGATCATGATGTTGGGCATCTGATCCTTGTTCTTGGCGATGAATTGGGTATCCTTGCCGGGGAGCCACGACGCTCCGAATCGAATGGAGTGCCCGCTACGACCCTCATAAACCACGTCTCCCTCGTCGTGGCGCAATCGGTATACCCGAGGGTTAGGCTCCTTGAAAATGCGGCCTAGAACGCCATTCTGAGCCTTTCCAGCCCCTCCACCACCGGTTCCGCCAAGCGTGGTTGGGTTAGCAATCGACTTCTGGAAGGTGGATACCTTTTCTGCCGACCCTTCAACCGGGGAAAGTTCCTGTTCGAGTCCAAAAAGTGGTTGTGACGTAACTCGAATTGCCGCGTTGACCTTTCTGGTATAGTAGAAGCGATTCAGTGATGAGATGATGTGGACAATCTCATTTTCCAGAGGGTATTCGGAAATGTTCGAATCCAGCGGCCATGCCCAATTCAGGGTAGACTGGTCGCGATATTGATTACTCTTGATCAAGCGAAATTGGACGCAGCCGACGTTGTATCCGTCAACCCCGTCATATTGCGGATGCTTATCGTTGACCACACGGTCGATAACGATAGCTTCTTGCACATGGTCAGTCGATGTCTGAACCGGAAGAACGTCACGGTTCGTAAACGGATTGAACTGGCCCTTGGCACCTTGATGAGTAGTACGAGTGTACATTTACTTCTCCGTACCCTTCGCCTTCTCGTCCGTCGCCTTTTCAAGCTCGGCCAGTTCCTTACCGACTTCCTTGACATCCTTTTGAAGCTCGGCTACCGCTGCCTTCTGTAGCTGCTCCTTCTCTTCATCGGATAGGATGTCACTCAAATCGCCGCTGCCGCCCTGATAGGATTCGGCAGAAATGATGCGCTGGACGATGGTGCCCATTTTGATCAGGTGCTCGTCATTCTTGATCCATACGTCAAAGTAATCCTTGATCATGGGAGCAAAGGTTGCGGCATCTTCGGGCGTCTGCATCATCTTTCGCAGCGCATCGATCAAGTCTACAATCTTTCCGCGACGTGATCCGGCTAGGGCGTCAACGTCGCGGAGAAGGTCTTGTAGCGTCTTGTTGTCATAGATTGTGGTGTCTTTCATAGGAAAACCCTCCTAACCCTATAAGTAGACACCATTTGCCATTCTGTCACTCGTAAGTGTACATCTCAGGATCGTTTCTTCCAATCGTCCCGTATTGGTTGTACTCAATCATATGCTCGACCGTAATAGCCCGCATCTTATTGACCACCTTCGTAATGTAGCTGGTCTTGCAATCTGTCATCTCTCGGACCATCAGATAGAGTGCCTTCTTATTGAAGTTCTCAATATTTTCGGCCCGTCGAAACAACTCAACGACGGCGTTAGCGATATCAATGTCTCGCTTTTTCTTGAAGACGGTAGTGAGATTCTTATCCCAATAGTCTACCATCAGCCGCACAAATTCCTTGGTATCCTCATGTTCTCGTTCGTCGCGAGCTTCTAGAGATACCATTTCCTCGATAGGAACAAATGTCTCTCCTGAGTCCGACAACGAGATAGACCGCTTTTCCTGCTTGTACCCGTTGTTGTTGTGAAGAATCAGATAGTTCTTCGCAATGACGCTGAAATAGCTGAATGCCTTTCCTTTGTCTTGCGTGTACTTCGAGAGATTGATGACTAGAAACGATACGACCTGTTTCTTCGTCTCATCAAAGCTGAGATTGATATATGGAAACTTGAAGCGGTTGATGATGTTCTCAGCCAACTTATCCAATGGCTTCATGATAGACTTGCGAAAGATGCGTTCTCGCTCGTCGGGGTCTTGAGACTCATTGTATTGGATGATTGCCTCTTCCGTTTCTTTCGGAAAGTACACTCTATCCTGCTGCGTCTCGGCATTTGCCGCCTTACGTCTCGGCATTCTTATCCTCAGTGATAAAGACATTGAGCGAGCCAATCATGTTGGAAATCGCCTTGAAGATAATGCCCACTTCATCGTCGGATTCAAACGATCCGCGCAAATCAATTGACTTGATTTCATTGATGACGAAGCTCAACCCCGACTGTAGATCGACAAAATACTTCTCATATCCGTCAATCGTGGATTGAAGAATGGCTTCTCGTCGGAGCGAGCTTCTGAGCAAAATCCCGAGAACTACAGTGGCGACCACAAAAATCGCCAATAACGCTTCTAAGATCATGGTTAAAACCCAATGTGATAGTTCGCAAACTTCTTCATGTACATCTCGACAGTGGTTCCGTTTGCATCGGCTGTCGCATATGAATGACGGTCGGGATCAAAGAATGCCCAAACGCCACCGTGCCCTGCCAAATGAGCACTCGCCAGAATTCCAGATCGCGTCACGTACACACCGTTGACATAGGTGTTTTCGTACTTACGAATGATGCGGCTTAGAATACGACGGTTTTCTTTCATGTAGGTAATCAACGCTGAGTCTTGCAACTGCTCGTTATTCAAAAACTCTTGACGTGACTGTGTAAATCCCATGAGGCGCAAAGTACGTGGGCTAAACTGATACTTGCCCATCATACCAAATCGATTGACCGCTTGTGGGTCGTTGTTGCTTTCGATCTTTGCCAGCTTGGCCATAAAGTCTGCCAAGTCACCGCGATAGGACAACTTTTTCTTCTTCGCTGGCGTCGGAGCCATCGGCGTTACATTGGTGACTGGCTTCATCACCAACAGTGTATCGGTTGGTGGGACCGCACGAAGCTGTTTCGTTGGCAACGGCTTTGGGTCACCAAGGAGCAATACCGTAGTGACAATCACCATCAGCAACAGCGAAAGTCGTCGAAATGCGTTCATACTTACCTCCGTATAGTGTCGTAGTAGGTGTTCTGCGCCTCCTGCCGATCAATGAATTTGCGATGGATGATGGCAAATTGCGGATCATGAGGAAACATAGAATAGTGCGCGAACCCCGTCAATCGCTCATGCACTTTGCCTTCCCACTGAATTGCCGCCGTATTCTTGTAGAGGCGCATCTGTGGATCGGGCCAGTTGATGATAGGTTGTGAGTACTCGACCCATCCTTCTCGTTCACTCTTAATCAGGTCGTATGCCTTCAAGAGCTTGTAGAATCCCCCATCAGGCGGGAGACTCTGGACTGCATCGTGATTGGGAAGGGTAGTAATGACCCATCCCCACTTTCGTATATGATCTAACGTCAATCCATCCACGGTATTGACGCGAGGGAGCCAATAGGCTTCGACCTCTGGATTGGCCTCAAGGATGAGATGCAAGTTATCGAGGAACCCTTCAGGTAGCAGTTCGTCGGCATCAATGTTGAGAATCCAATCACCGGAGCACTGGTCACTCAAGAAGTTCTTGTGCGAGGCAAAATCGTGATTCAGTGCATGTTGCACCAGCTTGATATCATCGGAAAACTCTTCCAGTGCAGCTAGAGTAACCGGATCAGTTGAGAAATCGTCAACCACCACAATCTCGAAACTGCCGGGAAGACTGCGCTTCGTCACCGCAACAAGTGACGACAAGAGATTTTTCACATAGTACCCTTCGTTATGGGTACAGACAGCTAGGCTAATTTTCATAGAACCTTTTTCGTTTTCTTTGGTTTGGCGGGCGGCTCGACCGGCCACTTGTACGGAAGATTGCCGGATACGTCGGGGTAAAGCTGCCTATAGAAGTCTGGCTTCTTCCGGATCAAATTCGACTGGTGACTACGATGAAACTCCGGGTCACCGATCCAATTGGGGATGTTGCCGTTTGGCTCCATCAAGTCCCGAATCTTGGCTTCCGTGGTGTCTTTATAGCCACGTCGCTTCCACTCAGTACACATGACCACCCCATACATAGCGAGTGCCCCCTCAAATCCTTTCCACATGAGGACTGCGGGATGGTTTTGCCATGCGACCTGACCACTTTTGAGAACACGACCTTTACCACGCAGAACCTTGAGGATTTGCATGGTTTCCACACGCTGCTTGCCAAGGCGACGATAGTCAAGCTCTTTGGCAACCTTCTCGAAATCGGGGTGGGGGAGGAATGTCTGCATACCTCAATCTAACCCCGTCATGTGGAAAAGTCGAGCAAAAAGACGAGGGGAAGAAATTCCTCCCCCTCGTCTATACCCTCCCATTGTTGTAGAGTTCACACTAAGCGATACCTAGCAACATAACCGATGAAGATCACCCCCCGGTTAGTTGCAAGTTAGGTTACTTGATTTCAATCTGCTTAGATTGTGGCTCTGCATTCCGCTGTCGCTTGGGAAGAGTGACAGTGAGAATGCCATCGTGGAACTGCGCGTTGATTTGGTCATGGTTGAGTTGTTCTCCCAAAAGGAAAGTTCGTACAAACTTACTGCGCTTCAACTCCTTCAACAAATATCGACCACCTTCCTTGAGTGTCGTTGCGGGTTCTTTCGGCTGCTCACCAGAAATGACCAGCTTATCATCGACCACTTCGACCTTGATATGTTCTTTTTTGAATCCCGCTAGTTCGGCAATAACCTCCACATGGGCATCATATTCGATGACATCGGCCTTGGGATATGCGGCATTTCCAAATGGAGATGCGCCGAACGCCTTGTACAAATCCGAATTCATATCCCTGAAAAGATCGTCAACTAGCGAATCAAACGGCGCAAGCAGTTCTTCGCGTAGAGCGGGACTCTTGGAGGTCTTAGGACTTGTAGAAGGGGCGGGGGTACGATTCTTTGTACCAATCGTGGTGTGTCTTGTTGTCCACATAGTTGTTTCCTCGTAAAAATAGTGATCGTTAGACTCACAAAAGGTGCCAGCTTTTGGCTGCACACCTTTCATAAATAGTGTGGTTATGTCCACATGCTATGCCGTGCGCGAATCACTCGACACAACATTTCGTCATCTTCGTCACGATATTTCTCGGTGAGTTCGAAGTACTTTTCCCAATCATTTGTATCGGGAAAGACGGTGTGGGGGTCGGGCCGGTTCGGGCGAATGTCCTTGTACCACAAATACAAATCCTGCACTTCTTGTGCTGCCGACGCTTGACGTGGACTGTTTTCTCCCAACGTCATTTCCCAATCCAAGTGAGCGAGTCCCAATCGTCGATTCCAACGCTCACGATTGATCAACCGATCAGTCCATGTTGCACGGGTGTACGCGAGCACTTCAGGATGTGAGTTATCCGCTGCACAAATCTTGGACAGGTGCGCCACTTCTCCTTCGACGTAATCTACCAACATCGAGAACACCGCCAAAAACATCTTGTCGTCAATGTCGTAATACTGCCCCTTCTCGTAGTCTCGAATCGGATATCGATGCGAAACCCATACCCAACGGTGCAAGATGTAATAGCGAACATCTCGCCACTTCTTGTAGAGTCGATTAAACATAGTTCTGTTGCATCTCGCCCTTTTCAGCGTTTGCGGCCATGCAATCTGCCCAATGAATCACTAGATGAATCTGTGTACGATTCGGGAAGACGCCTTGTGCCATGAAATACTTCTCGTTGGTCTTATCGTACAACCCATCGGCACAGCGAATACCTACCATCTCTTTGTAGGTCATTTCAATGCCGTACTTCTGAAGCATGTAGAACGTGCGATCCACGCCGCTCATGACATCCAAGTCTTCGCTGAACTTGTAGACCGACCCTTTCTTGATCCAGTAGTTGTCATTCTCACGCACATAGAACGGCCCCGTATCATCACCAAGCTTGTACAAATCATGGTGCATTGCGGCAAAAATTCGCTCTTCCGGCGTAAAGTCGATGACCCCGCCAATGTGACGATACAGCCGCTCAACCAACTCAGAAGTCTTGATCACGTTGTGAATGTGATCCAAGTAGCCACCGGGATAGGCATTGTGATACTGTACTTTGGATGACGCAGGAGCCTCTAGAATACGAGTTTCTAGAGCATCGTACATGGCAAGAAGTCGTTCTACTCGCTCAGGAGACGTAAAGCCTCGAATGATGTCGCGTAGCCGACCATATTGCTCTTCTCGATGCTCTTCGGTGACCGTCTTTCCAAATCCCTTGAATTCAATAACCGACATGTTTCCTCTGTGTATGAAATGAAAACCCGCCCTGAAGGTTATCAGGATGGGTTCTCATTGTCAAGCTGGATTTACCTCTTTCCAAACTTGGTGTTGTTCTTGGACCAGATTTCGAACACGGTCGGTGCCACCGGCTCCTTGAGCGGCTTCATGTTGACCTCTGACAGCAAGAAGTCAGCCTTCTTGTTGTTGCATCGGTTACATGCGGTCAGCACGTTTGTCCATGCGTCCTTTCCACCCTTTGACTGCGGATGTACATGATCACGGGTCAGGAAGTCTCCATCCTTCAACTCTGAGCGATGACGACCGCAGTACTGACAGGTGTACTTGTCTCGAACGAACAGATTACGCTGCGTCAACTGAGCGGTTGCGCGAGTGGTGCATCGTGCATTCACCATCTTGTTCAACCGAATCTGTGTCGGAATCGGGTACATATTGTCGGCAGACTGAATGTACAGCGTTGGGTGCTCAGTTATTACCGACGCCCTACCTAGAAGGCAGAGATTCAATCCTCGTCGTGCTGATACTACTGAAAGCGGCTCGTAAGAAGCATTCAGTACTTCGCACCTTACACTGTCGATCATCATGTGGTTGTCTACCTGCTTGCCCGTATCACTTCGTTAACCTTGATTTTGTCGATGAGTTCGTTGCAGAAAGGAATGTATTCGTATTCCTCAGTTTTGATGAAGAACTTCTTCATCTCGTCCAAACATCCTTCGTACTGCGCTCGGTTCAAAAAAAGAACCAAGTGGGTGCGCTCGATGCGCCAGAGGTAGATTTCGTCCAAGTCTTCAACGACGGCTTTTTCTACCCTTTTGTACAGGTACTTCCAAATCTTTTCGCGATGCTCTTCAAGTGCTTCGTTTAGTACCTGCGGAGGAAGCTGTGGAAGCGTTGGAAGCTTTGCGATTTCTGGTGGTAGCTCCACTCCCGCTTGTGCTGGATTTGGAAGCTTTACGGCGACCGCTGCCGGTGGTAGCACTTGAGGCATCGGACTTTCTGCTTCGGGGGATGGTTGTGGGTTGCTCTGACTGAGTTCGTTCCACACCGCCCGAATGGCTTGAATTAGATTCATCGACCTCTCTCCCGTATTCAAATACTTTACCAGATGGTGATACATACCGCTTACGAAACTGCCAGCCGCGAGGCCGCTGCTCTTCTTGTTGTCGCTGAAGATGCTTTGGCAGTTCTGGTGGTTCAACCATTCGCATCACACAACGATTGCAGGTTACCGCTTTGATTCCTGCTCCTACGTTGTATACCAAGTCTGAACAGGTTGAACACTCCATTGTGCGTACTGCGGGAAGTATTCTGGCAACGGGTTCGGACGCTTGTTTTCGTTTGCTAGGTTTTCTGGCCATGTTAGCCTCAACGATGAATGGCAAGTAAACACCGCAACCCTATCTTGTCAATAAGTAGCGGTTATGAAAATCGGGCCGAAGCCCGATCTTTAGATGCCAAGTTCAACCGTTGAGGGAGCCTTTGCCTGTCGCTCACGCTGACGAGCTTCCCGGAGTGACTGATACTCCATGCTGATCTGCTCAAGCTTCTTGAGGTACACCAACTCTTCACGACGGTCGGCCAGCTTCTCTTCCAGAGCATCGATTTCCTTCTGCACGGCCCAAATACGAACCG